TGGTCTTGCAGCTGCTTTGCGGCGGCAACCTGTTTGGTACGGTCTGCCTGCTGCGGTACCGTTCCCGCATAGGTACAAGCTGTTTTGTCCTGCACTGCCTGTAACGTCTGGTAATGGCAATTGGCAATTGCTGCTGCCAGCAAATGCAGCGGCTGTAACTTCGGATTTGCGTCCGGCTTTAAGGCAGCCGTCACCTCGTCAACAGCGGACAGAATCAGACTCTCATATGCCTGCACATCGTCCAGCTGCGTCAGCATTTGAAAGAATACACGCACCATCTCCGGATGCATACGCTCCACCCCCTCTATCGTTTGATTTTTCATTTCACTTCATCTGAAACTGCTGCAAGGTCACTTCCGGTTTCTTCTCTGCCGATTGCAGCTGAGAACTGCCCTGCTGCTGCATCTCCTGCCGCAACTGCTGCCGAAACGTCAGTAATTCTGGCAATGTCATGCGTTCTGCTGCTTGCAGCAAGCTCTTCTGCAATGGCTGTCCGCTGAGATAACAGAGTGTCACAATCTCCTTTCGTACATCCGCTTCTGCTGCTGCCAACTGTGCCTGCTGGCTTTGCAGCTGCTTTTGCAGAACAGCAACCCGTTCGCTCTCTGCTTTCCCGCCGTACTGCTTGGTAACACCTGCCTGCCGCTGTGCCGGAACCGCAACGAAACTCCATTCGTAGGCATCGGTAATATCAGAAAGCACAGTATGACAGAGCATGCCCTGATACAATTCTCCCTGCACATGTGGACAGCCGCCGGTACGCCGATCTTTTCCACAAACAGAGCAGGTATGCGAGGCAGCGGTACAGGAAACGCTCAACTCTTTTTTAATTCCGGCATCAATCTCCCGAATCAAATCCCGATTGCCATCTGTCCGTAGCATGTAGGCATTTCCTTTCAGGGAGGTATAGGGTTCACCGGTACTGGTACGCTGTTCCGGATGCGTTTCCAGACAAGTCGAAAAAATCCGTGCCGTCTGGTTGGTGCCGGATGGATTGTGGTCAAAGATGCCGGTTTTTCCGACAAACAGTGTTTTCATCGTTTGTAAAGCAGACAGAGAAAATCGTTCAAAATCCCGATCAATTTCATTGTCGCAGAGCAGCACATCAAAAATATAGACCTCATCGGCACTATGTGTTCTTCTGGTAAATTGATTGAGAGCCTGTAACAGGTTCTCTTGTGGAGTAATAGATTCCATAGAATCTCTCCTTTCGGCAAAATTTTTAATAAAAATAGAAACAAGTTTTATCCGCCGAACGGCGAACTGCGGTCACAGGCGAACAACGTAGCGTTTTAGCCGAACGGTTCAGAAAAAGGTCTCCCTAAAAATTCCGTTCCCCTGCATCCTCCCTCACCAATCCAAATCCGCTCGAAGCAGTTCGCCTGCGGCGTGTAAACAGGGTTCGCTTAAACTGTCATCTTATGGACTGCATTCTTCATCAGTACACGGAATCCGCACTGCAAGGAAACCGTAATCAAATCCAGCTGATTTTCAATCAGACGATCGGTTTCCAGAATCAAGTTAGAACCCGTTACCATCTCCAATGCAAAATTCTTGTCCAGACCAATGATCACATTGTCACTCATCTGCGGTACTTTACAGAGTACCGTACCAAACGGCAGCCGCACCTGTGCCTGCTCCACTGGTACGACATCTTCCATCTCTGCCATCGCCAAAATCGTTGCTGCCACCTTCGGCGATACCAACAGCGTATTCATGTTATACGTTGCAAACTTTCCATAAAGCGTCGCCAAATCGCTGTATGCCAGTGCACTGCCTGCCTTCGTACTGCTGGAACCAGCGGATGCAGTCAATGTTGTAATTGCCTGCTGCATCAAAGCCTGTGCCAGCTGCATCCCCACACTCCGCAGGAACACCGCAAACACATCCAATCTCTGCCGGCGAACCGCTTCATAAGATGCCTTCACCACTCTGCCGTACTTGTCCAGCACCAGTGCACTGGTTGCCTCTAAAATGGTAGAAGCCGTCAATGCATCGCTCTGCGAAGTCGCTGTGCCGTAACTGTCTGTCTCTGTAATGGTACAGCCCAGATACTGACTGCTGTCTGTATGCGTTTCCACCGCTGTGATTTCCGACAGCATAGAGGCGTCCATCCCCTGCTGCACCGCACGGCGGACAAACTCCGGAAACAGAACAGCACTTTCCGTACTGGTAAAGAACTTTTCCACACGGTCACACTGTGGACCGCTAATCCGGATATCAAACCGCTTCAGCTGCCGTTCATAGGCATCCAGACCGGCAAGCGGCGTGTCAGCATACTGGGCAGACGGATCAAGCCCTTCCAATGCCTGTACAAAGCTCTTGTTGGTCAGATGATACATGCCCTTTTCCAATGTCACGTTCTGATACATATACATTTCTCCTTTTATGATATATTATTTTTATACAAATAAGTTACACCAAAATTATTTTTCCAGACTCTGTTCAATCTGCATTGCCTGTGCGTTGTGCAGTCTTGCCAAAGCCTGTTCCGTTTCATCCTGCAAGTTAATCGTCTCCCATTCCACTGTCACCTCTGCAACAGAGCCAATCGTCCGCAAAAATGCGGTGCAAATATGCTGAATCACGGGTGTCAGCAATCGGCGATAATACTCTAACTCAGAAGTCAGAATATCTGCCTGCTGGGCACTCATCCGCTCAGTAGAAGACCAGTTCAGCCCCAGCAGAAACGGCGGAATCGAAAGCTTGGAGACAATCTGCTCCAACAGCTGCCGAACTGGTACTTCCGTATCCAAAAGCGGATTCTCTGCACCAATCACTTTGATATCCACATCTCCGGCACAGATGAAATCTCTGACCTCCCCGCCTGCACTGGCACGCATACCGGCAGCCCATTCCTTTGCAATGGTCTGTGCCCGTTCTGTGGTGTAGGCTCGTTCCGTGGGGTCATTAGAGGGATGATACGTCACCGCATAACGAATATTGCCAATGCGGTCGTAGTTCTGCCCAATACACTCATAAATCCGCAGCAGAATGCTGCAAAGTGCTGGTGTGCCATGTAAGACAGACACTCCATAAACTTTCCCTGCCGGCGGATGCAGAGCACTGAACAGCAATCGTTCCGGATGCGGCAAGGGATGTCCCGCCGGCGAACCGTCTGCCGTCCGCAAATAGAACTGTCTGCCATTTCGTCCCGGTCGCAGGCAAACTAAATCCGGTTCTGCACAATGCAATCCTGTAATACAACGACTGCGGCTGTCCACTAAAATTTCTCCCAATGCATTGCCGCAGGTCAGCAGACTATCCAAAAAGCGATCTGTGAAGAACTGCAAAGACTGTCCGCTACCATCACACGGCACCTTCTGCACAAAGGCATCCAGCTGCTTCTGTACCGCTTCATCAGAAGCAATTACCGTATAATTGCCAGTTAGCCGTACAATTTTACTCAATGCCGCATCAATAATCGGCACTGCATACCGCAACTGTCGATAGAGCTGCTGTGCCGTTTCGTCCTGCTGCAACAGGGAAAAATCTCGCTGCTGCTGCCGCTCTGCGGCAACCAGAACCGATGAAGATGGAGCCCGTTTCTTTCGATGAAACAACGACATAAAGATACGCCTCCTTTCTATGTGTTAACGTTTCAAAGCTGCGGTAAAAAAGTCATCCGGTTTCTGCCGCTGCAAAACCGTAGACACAAAATACCGCACATCATCCATCGCATGGTCAAATTCCTTTTTGGGTGCATCGCCATGCCGTGCCTCCTCCCAGCAATACATCCCGAATTCCCGTATGGTATCCTTGCAGACAGATGCAAACCGCAGCTGTTCCTGCTGCAAAGCCATGCTCACTCGCTGAATTCCAGCCAAAACATCATTATCTGCCCGAATCACACGAAATCGACCATGTTGGGTGATACAGGCAATCATACTGGCAGCGGACGGATCTATCACAACAGCTTCAATCTGCCGCTCTCCGGCGAGGACCTCCAATGCCGCATAATGGGCTTCATCCGTGCGGGAACAGCCTTCCTTTCGGGCATCATAGTAATATTCCTGCAAGCGATACCAAGTATTCTCCTCG